CTTGTTTTTGAGATAGGCGATTGCGCGGTCCTTCGCACCATCCTCACCATTCACAAGCGCATGCAGCAGGGAATCAGCATCAGCAACGTTCTCCAGATCGTTGATGGCTATTCCCCGCGAAACGCCACGCGTCAGGGTGATAGCTCCTTTCCTCTCCAGTGCGCGCAGATGATCCGCAGCGGCATTTGGGGAGCTGCATCCCAGCAGCCCTGAAAGTTCTGTATTGGTTGGAGGATAACCATGCTCGCGTTGAAAGCTGATCAGGGTATCCAGTACATGCTGCTGGCGAGCCGTTAAGTTCGTCATGCTGCTTGTTCCTCCTTGCTCACACATAACTCAGGCAAATTGGCGCGCACCAGCGCTTCAGCGAACGGTGGCGGGACTGCATTGCCGCAGCGGGCCACTTGTTTATCTTTGGCGTAGCGCTTGCCGCGATAATCCTGATCGATGATGTACCAGTCAGGGAAGCCCTGTGCGCGATAGAGTTCGTGCGGCTGAAGCATGCGCATACCGATATCGACGATGCGGTACGTTATCCCATCGATGTCGACCATCCCGGTGCATTCCTCGCCGCAGTATTCACGTAGGAACGCCAGCGCCTGCTGTGCGCGGTGTTCGTCGTAGTCTTCGACCGCCAGAGTGGTTTTGACTTCCCCGACATGCAAGCCGCCAGCCGTAACTGTCGGCATTGGTTCACTCGTGGGCTGACCATCGCGACAGGTGCCGCGCAGTTTTACCAGGTGAGAAGCAACCACTGCATGGTGATCGACCGTCGTCACCGAGTGGACTGGTTCATCCAGCCCGACGCCTGGCCCCGTATAGTTGCCGCCGTAATGCTTCGCCAGAAATGCGCTGGCCACGGCGAACTTGTTACCACCAGCGGTTACCGTCCCCAGCGGCTTTTCAAGCTGCAACACACGCGGGTCCTGCCCCGGCCTTTCGCCGTAACCCATCTGGATCAACGTTGGCGTCACCAGCTGTGAATGACCGCCGCCGCCCGCCGTAATCGTCGCACTCGGCTCGTCTGCCCGGTGACCGATGCTGGCCCCAAACTGGCGAGCGATAACCGGCGCAACCAGACAGGCACGAGACTGTTTCAGGATGGTGTGAGCGGGTTTATCCAGCGGGCGCGGCTTTGCCTGGTACTCACTGCCACCATTACCAGCCAGGAACGGTGTAAGCGCGGCCTCAACGATGCCGAGGGCATGACCATTCCCGCCCGGGCGCCGTGACGTGCCGGCGGTGATTGTCGGGACTGGTTGTGTGACATCCTGCCCTGTCGCGCCTGTTCTGAACTTCGTCAGGTGCGGCACGGCAACCGCGTAACCATGCGTTTTGGTGATTGTCTGCAGCGGTTCTTCCAGCGACTGGCCCCGGAAGCAGTCGTAATGCGTTTTGGTGCTGGTATGGTTGCACTTCACGATAAATGGCGACGCGCTGTCGATAACGAAGCGCTGAATACCGCGCGCAATGCGCTTGAGCGTATTCACTGCCAGGGGCTTTTTGCGGTCGAAGATCGACAGCGCGGGAATGGTCCAGTCGATACACTCCGCAGCGGTGCGCCACGGCAACAGCTTGCCAGCCTGAACCGCCGGTAACTTCGGATCCCCGTGTGTTGGCTCCGGCCACACTATCGGTTTCCCGTCACAGCGAATAACCATGAAGAAGCGTTTTCTGATCGTCGGCGCACCGTAATCACAGGCGCGCAGTTCGCGATACTCAACGACATAACCCAGACCTTTTACCAGTCTGGCGGCGTCCTCGCTGTCGAGAGGAATACCCAGGAATTCACAGCACTCCACCAGCGCCGGATGATCGGGAGAAATCCCCGTCGTTAGCATAGCGACGAAAGCCTGGAAGGTTTCGCCAACACGTTCAGGATCCGGGCGCATTTCACCAGCAAGAAGCGGCCCCCACGTTCTGAACTCTTCGACGTTCTCCAGCTTCATAACACGAGGCTTAACATCAAGCCCCCAGCGCAGTGTCACCCAGGCCAGACCGCGTATCGCTTTTTCTACGGGCTTCGCACCTTTGGCTTTCGAAAAATGACGACAATCAGGACTGAACCATGCCAGGGCAACCGGTAACCCACCCGTCGCCGCGCGCGGATCCACTTCAAATACTGATTCGCAGTAATGGAGCGTGTCCGGGTGGTTCGTCTTGTGCATCGCGATCGCGTTCTCGTCATGGTTGATCGCGATATCAACGCTGCGACCAATCGCCATTTCAATACCTGTTGACGCGCCACCACCACCAGCAAAGTTATCAACGATAATCTCACGCATGGGTCACCCCCTGCATGCTGCTGGCAAGACCAGAGGCAACGGCAATGATCTCGCTGGTGGGCATACGTTCAAGCCATAGCTGATTGATATTGCCTTTCAGCTTGTTCTGCTGTGACTCAGTCAGGGCGTCAACGCCATCCACCTGGTTAAACACCAGACCAACCTCGAGAGGCCAGATACGCGATTCGACTTCTGGCAATGTCAGCGGCGCAGTTGGCTGTACTGTTTCTTCCTGCCGGGCCTTGCCAGCGGCAAATGTGGCCAGCAACATAAACGCCTTCCCTTTTTCCTCCAGATCGGTACGGCTGATGTAGCTGAAACGCTCGCCGCGCCAGGACTGATCGAACACGGCGATTGCACCAGCAAAAAATGCGCTGGTGGGCTTTTGCTTTTCATCCAATGGAACGAACCATGATGGCAGGTCGAAACCAATACGACCTCGAATGAACATGATGTGATCGGCATCTTCCGGCCACCATGTTTCACTTGTGGCTGACTTAATGAGGTAGATATATCTCCCTCCTTTTTCACGCATCACCATTGTGTAATTCATGATGTGGGTCATGCCAGTGATCGCTTGCTTTTCATGGTACTGAGAGCGGCTATAGGGTGGATTCGCAAACGCGGCACCGCCCAGTTCCTCCAGCCGTTCAGACCAGTCCTGCGTCAGCGCATTATCTTCGGCGGTGTACCAGACCGGACACTTCGCGTTATCGTCGTCAGCAAACAGATCCAGAACCAACGGCCCGAATATTGCGTTGATCCCCCAAAACAACAGATCCGGAGTACGCCATTGATCGCCAACCTCTTTCAGTTCGTGGGCTGGTTTACTGCGCAGTTCCGCCAGCGCCTGGCAATATTTGTTTATCATTATCCCCTGAACCCCTTTGGAATTTTGGTATCAACCGGACCGAACTTCATTGGGTCATGTTTCTTTTCGCCCCAGCATTCACGTGGTGGACGCCCCTTCTTGTCCCAGCGGATCCCGCTTTGCAGATACCCCTCAAATTTTTTCGGGCCAAACAGTGTTTCAGGGCGCATGTACTGGTACTGCTCATCGTTACCGTTCCAGTGTTCGTGTTTCAGGTCGATCACCAGTTGCATATCAGCGACGCTGTAACCTTCACGCAGACGTGCACGAATGTTTTCCAGCGAGGTTTTAGATTTCTGATACCGGGAGCCACTGACCTGGTTTAAATGGGTTAAAACAAGAATGGCGTTATCGGTGATCACAACCTCAGGGTCTGGTTGCGACGCAACCGGACAAGAAGGTTTTATGATCTGTTTGTGGTGATCTGAGTAATGATCTGTATAGAGAATAGGTTCCGCGACTTCGCGGTTATGGTTCCGCGATTCTGCGTTTTCGGTTCCGTGATTCTGCGGAATAGGTTCCGTGACTTCGCGTTTCCCGTTCCGCGATTCTGCGGAATCCAGTGTTGTAGGGAATAAAGCCTCGATTAATGCCTCACCGTCGATACGGTAGTGCGTCTTTTTCGTACCGTTTACCTGCTTTTGCGCTTTATCAACAATTCCAGGTAACCAGCGAGTGCAAATCTTGTTTACCAGTCGCTGTACCTGGTCTTCACTGACTCCACGAATTTCCGCAGCTAACTCGCTGTGCTCTTTGTAGAACCAGCCATCCTTCAGGTCTGATTTCCCGGACCAGAAGACCAACTGGTTGAGAACTGCCCCCAAAGCATGCGCCTGCTGATCACCGGAAAAAAAATCAAGGTAAGGGACCGGGATTGTTATTGCGTTGCGCTGGCCCGACAGCGACTGAACGATTTCAAATATCTGGCTCATGATCGTCCTTTATCTCAGTAAACTTGCGCTGGAACTGTTCGAGCGGACTGAAGCATTCATGCTCATAGCCTTTGCGCAGGTAGATAACGCGGTGAGTTTCCGGTTCCCATCGGATAACGCGGACGGGAAAACCGTAGTGGTCTTTGAACCAGCGGTTAAGTTCTCGCATAAGGATTCCCCTCTACGGCGCCATACCCCCACAATTGCCATCGCCCGACTGTGGTTACAGGGAACCCAGCGGCCTGATACCATGCGCTCATACCGAAACATGATGTAACCCCGAACAGGGTATGCACGTAGTTGCGGTATGCGGTTCTTTACCGTTAAACTGTTCATGCGTTAGTTTCTCCACTGATACGACACGCCACGGCGCCCGGAGCTGCACACTCGCGGGCGTCACTCTTTTCTGGCAGGCAGTAAACACGAGAAATCAAATTCAGGAAGGTCATCAGAGTCACCCTGAACTGATATGCGATGTCGTTAAGGCTCTGCCACTCGCCCTTATCAACAACGCCGTCGTCGATATACCAACGGTAGGCATTGACAAGATCTCCAAGTCGCCCCACCAGCTCGGCTAGCTTCAGACCAATCTCTTCGTTTTCGTCATCCGGCACGGCGCCAGACACATGAATCCCGTTATCTGTCTCACGGGAGAACGCATCAGCGATGTAACTCACGCCAGCAGCGCTCTGGAGCACCATTGCCCAACCCATCGGGAAAATTTGATCCCCGCCGGCACGAAGACGGTTAAAAAGCGAGTTCTGCGTTTCGTCCAGGACTTCCGCCGCTTCGGCGTATCCACCGGGGAGCGCTGCGATCGTCTTCCTGATAGCGGCCACCAGCCAAGCAGGCTGTTTTTCTATTTTCCATTCCGGTTCATTTCCCACGGTTTGCACCTCTCTTCTGTGGTTACGTTTAGGCTGCTGATTCGTTAACCTTTCCAGGACGATCAGGATTGGCGTTATCCAGCAGCCATTTAGCAGTAAATTTTCCTGCTGATTTGGAAGCAAGTAGCTCTGCGTATTCCGTTTTTTTGGTGTATTCGGTCCGAGGAAGGCAGGCGTTTTTCACCCAACGATGGACTGCGACCGGGGATAAACCGCAAATTTTTGCCGCCGCTGTTTGTCCGCCGACGGCTTCAACTGCAATTTCTACAGCGTTCATTGACTCTCCTGATTATTAAATTAACCACAAGTTAATAATAAATATTAACTGACAGTAAAGTCAAGTTCCCGGATATTTAACTAATGGTTAAGAGAGATGAAACGAAAGAAGGATTCACGGCTAGGCTGCTGCAAGTTTGCCAACTTGCAGGATTGACAGGGCGTGGAAGAAACAAAAACCTTGCAGACCTGCTTAACAAAGCTGGGGTAGAGATAACCACGCCTGGTGTTTGGAAGTGGTTTAACGCTCAGGCAATACCGGACAGCCAGAAAATAGTCGCTCTCAGCAAAGCGCTTGGGGTGCGTGCTGAATGGCTTGAATACGGGGTAGGAGAGCCTACAGATTCAGGGGAAGTTAAACGCATGGTTAATAATCCTGTGCAGGATGTTTATCGCGTTGAAGTTCTAGATTTAGCTGTAAGTGCCGGCCCGGGTACCTACATGCTTTCGGATCATGTTGAAGTGCTCTACGCCATTGAGTTCACTACTGAACATGCCAGAGTGCTTTTTGGAAATCGCGATCCAGAAGATGTGAAGGTCATGACCGTTAACGGCGACAGTATGTCCCCAACCCTCGTTTCGGGTGATCGTCTATTCGTCGATATCTCAGTTCGTCACTTCCAGACCGACGGCGTTTACTCTTTCGTATACGGTAAGACATTCCATGTTAAGCGCCTGCAAATGCAGGGTGATAAGTTGGCCGTTCTGTCTGATAACCCTGCATACGAGAAGTGGTACATCGATGAAAAATCGCAAGACCAGCTTTACGTTATGGGTAAGGCATTGATTCACGAGTCAATAAAATATAACAGGCTTTAATTCATTAAAGAGCAGAATGCGAACATGACTAATAATGACCACCCCAAAATAGCATTCGCGTATCCAACTTTTATTAGAGCAGGCATGCTTGCTTCAGGCCCCTTCGCTCCTGACATTGGTTGGACAGTTAGCGAGTTCCCAGGGAAACTATCGTTTTATGTTTCCGCAGGATTGATTCTGAATAGCAACCGGGCGTATAGCTTTGATGTTGATGTTTTGTTTGATGAAAAATCATTGATACCCGAAAAGGCCCCGGCTGTAGACTCAAGACTTTTGGGCACAACTGTTTCCGATCGAGATGACTTTATTGCCCTCTCCACAACTTTCTTATCGAACATTACTATTCCGTCTGAAGGGCTTTATACAGTGAGAGTTTTACTCCACACAGGACATGTTGAGGCGGATAACAGATTGCTTATAGATAGCCATGATTGCCATTTTGTTATTGCAAAAAACTGGTTGGCTAACGCAATGGAAAAAGTGGGGTAAAATTCATGGTACAGCCAGTAAACATTAGAACCGGCCAGCCCATTGAAGAACATGATGTATTACCCCATACTATTAAGTATGGCGGTGGCAATGGTGGAGGTAATGACATGCTTGAAAGAGTGAAAGACCTCGAAAAAGACGTTCATCAAATGAAAACGGACATTGCTGTTATGCGTTCAAATTACGCAACAAAGGCTGATGTCAGCGATGCTAAAACGTCAATTATTCTTTGGGTTGTCGGGGCTGTAGTTTTATCTCAACTAATTCCTGCTATTCCTAATATTCTGAAAGTGTTCTTCCCATAAGCCCGGTGTATATCCGGGCTTCAAGTCCCCTTCCTAACCATATCTGCTGAGTCGCGCAGTATTCCCTTGTGGATCACATTCCCTACACCTTTGCGTTTGGCCTCCAGATACTCAACGATATTGTCACGGTTGATTTCGATCCCCTCGATGATTAACTGAATCACCACACCCCCTATCTCGCCAGCGATGAATGCCGCACGGTCTTCTTCCAGTTCATCACGTTCCATAGATCCGCCCTCGTCAATCTGACGTTTTTTTAATCATAACATCACTTACTCAAAAATTAAATGTATATACAAATCAATGCATTAAATCAAAGTCAAACATAAATTAACCATTGGTTATTTACAAATATTATCTATTGGTTAATTATGTATTCATCAGCACTCAGATAGCTGATGCCAAAAGCTACTTACCACCGCGCCTGATGTGGATAAAAGCAGGCCAAAGCAATAAGAAGTTCATCCCTGTTCTGGCGGCCCGGTGTTTTCCCGTGTATTTCCGGCAACCGCCAGCATTTTCAGGGCACAACATGCAAGCGCACTCCTTCACTTACCAGTTATGGGTGACAGGTGTGAAACGGCGGAGTGCGCTTGCAGTTGTGGTGAATTGCAGCCCTTAGAGGTAACCAGAAGATAAGCATCTGGCGCCACAACCCAATCACGTAGCCAGCGTGGTACCAGGAAGTAAGAAAGCTGTGTGTAGTCTTGGCGGTACCAGGGTCTTCAACCTGACAAAAGGGGGACGAAGATAATGTTCTACCTCGGTACCGCCTTTTTTACAAAACAGACAAGGGCATCACCGGGTGACGGGCTCATAACCCAATCCACCCGGGCGGCTGCAACCGCAGGTGCTCTTGTCTGTTTTGTGGAGAAACTAACTGGCGGTAACGACCGCCAACTCGAGGGTTAAACGATGAGTAATGACCGCATGACCGTAGTGCCCGATTTCCTGGGCGAACTGGATGCCGGCGTGTTCATGAACAAGATCGCTGCAGCGCTGAATACTACCGCGCTCGGCGTTCTGAACAACGGCAACAAAGGCAAGGTAGTCCTCACCTTTGATTTTGAGCGTATGGGTAACTCCGTCGAAGAGAAGCGCGTCAAGATCAAGCACAAGCTGAACTACAGCACCCCGACGCCACGCGGAAAAGCGTCCGAAGAGGACACAACCGAAACCCCTATGTGGGTCAACAAAGGCGGGAAGCTCACCATCCTCCAGGAGGATCAGGGGCAACTGTTCGGGATCACCGGCGCGGTGGACGGAAAGCTTAAAGCGGCTCAGTGATCCGCAGCAACAAATTCACTGATACCACTTCGATCATCAGTTAATAAGGAATTTCTATGTCTCAGTTAGACAACGGCACATTTCAGCAGGTAAAAGACCTGGTTCTTTCTGGCTACCATCTGAATGATATTCAGGATCTGGCATGTCCAACCGCATTGTTACCTCAAGGAACCAGCGTAGAAAGCCTCGAGCGTTTTTCTCTGGAGCGTTTCCGATTCCGCGGCGCAATGACCACGACCAGCATTGACGACTTCGCTCGTTACTCGAAGGGTTACGCCAACGCCGCCGAACCAGCCCGTTGCTTTATTGACGCTGACAACATGACCGCCCGCTCGGTATTCAATATCGGCTCCCTGAACAATCCAGGACATGCCGATAACGTTGCCGCTATCACCCTGAAGAAAACTGCCCCGTTCCGCGCGCTGCTGCAGATCGATGGTCAACGCCTGAAGCAAAAGCAAATCGCCGAATGGCTGGAAGACTGGAGCGATTATCTGCTGGCGTTCGATGCTGATGGCAATACGATGCAAATTTCCCAGGCCGCCCAGGCTGTACGCCGTATCACTATCCAGTCGGCAACCCAGCAGGATCATGAAACAGGTGACTTCGCAGGTAAACGCTCACTCATGCAAAGCGTTGAAGCCAGCAGCAAAGAAGTCATGCCGGTGGCGTTCGAGTTCAAGTGTGTGCCGTATGAAGGGCTTGGCGAGCGCCGCTTTAGTCTGCGTAACAGCCTGCTGACCGGTGATGAGCCGAGCTTTGTTCTGCGTATCGTCCAACTGGAAGCCCAGGAAGAAGCGATCGCCAACGAGTTTCGCGATCTGCTGATCAGTAAATTCGACGGTGAATCAGTAGAAACCTTCATCGGTAACTTTAAAGCGTAATTGCTCAGCATTAAATCCCCGGCGCCGCGGGGATTTATTGAAGCGTAATTCCTTTATATATCGCCATCTGGCGAGGGATTCGTGCAACCAAAAATCGTGCGGTGCAGCGCACCAATTAAGGAGAACTAACGATGAGTTATATCCAGACTCTTTCCGGTAAGAAGTTCGATTACATCAACTCCACCATTGACGATATTGATATCGAAGACATCGCCGGGGCGCTTTCCAATATCTGCCGCTTCGCGGGGCACCTGTCGGAATTTTACAGCGTGGCGCAGCATTCCGTTCTGTGCAGTCAACTCGTGGCGCCAGAGTTCGCCTTTGAAGCGCTGATGCATGATGCCGCAGAGGCATACTGCCTGGACATCCCTGCACCGCTGAAAGCGTTGTTGCCAGATTACCGCCAGATCGAGACGCGCACTGATCAACTGATCCGCCTGAAATTCGGCCTGCCGCTCGACGAGACATACCTCGTTAAATATGCCGACCTGACCATGCTCGCGACCGAGCGCCGGGATCTGGATATCGACGACGGCTCCATATGGCCAATTCTGGAAGGTATTCCACCAACGGATTTATTTGAAATTCATCCTTTGCGCCCCGGCCAGGCCTTCGGCCTGTTCATTAACCGGTTCAATGAACTGATGGAGCTGCGCCAATGCGCCGCCTGAAAGTTAAAGAGCTCGTTGCGGAGGCGCATGCCTCCGTACCGGAACTACCAGCAAAGCATGGGCGGCTTATGAAAGAGGTCGCAACACGACTGGAAGCAACCTATGCAGCGTTAACCGAGTCATTGGCTCGGCTGGATCAGCAACGTGAAGGTAATGCGCAATGACCGTATTCGAATACGTCCAGGCCCATCCCAATACCACCAGCAGCGATATTGCTAAAGCGCTACACAGAAGGACACCCGTTGTGGCCGGCGCACTATCGCAACTCTACACCACTGGCCACATCGTAAAAACTGGCGTTCGTGGTGGTGCACCAACATACCGCGTCAACGATCTGCCATTCGGCTGCAGTAATCCTCTGACGATGATGTTTAACCAGCTTTTACTGGCAGTTCGCCGGGAGGCCGCAAAATGAGCACCGGTATCCAATCACTGATTGAAGCAGGCGCGTTGTTCGTATCCAACCACAGCGGCGGAAAAGACAGTCAGGCGATGTTGATCAAGTTGCTTGATGTTATCCCCGCGCGTCAGCTCGTCGTTGTGCATGCGTCGCTTGGCGCAGTTGAATGGCCTGGTGCGCTCGAGTTGGCACGTGACCAGGCGAAGGCTGCTGGTCTGCCGTTCGTCGTCGCCACCGCGCGCAAAACTCTGCTGGAAATGGTCGCACGACGTTTTGAGAACCGTCCAGAAGTACCAAGCTGGCCATCCGCCAGCACCCGGCAATGCACCAGTGACCTGAAGCGCGGACCCATCCAACGAGAAGTCCGTCGGTACGCTAAGGCCAATGGTTTTAAAACCATCGTTAACTGCCTCGGCCTGCGCGCGCAAGAGTCCCCTGGGCGCGCCAAGCGGCAGGTATTCCGCAAAAACGAGACAGATTCCAACTCTGTGCTGACCTGGTATGAGTGGTTGCCAGTTCACGAGATGAAGACAAACGAGGTTTTTACCACCATCCGCGAGTCTGGGCAGCAACCGCACTACGCCTATGCGCTGGGTAATGAGCGTCTGAGTTGCGTGTTCTGCATCATGGCAAGCCGTAACGACCTTCGGAATGGAGGACGACATCATCCCGAATTGCTGGAGCAATATGCCGCGCTTGAAGCGCGTACCGGCTACACGATGCACATGAATCGCATTCCTATCCGTGAGTTGACCACAGATATTGAGAAACAGGAGCGTGCAGCATGACAGTCCATACACTGAAGCAATGCCGCCCGGACCAGGAAGAAACTGAGTATTTCTGGAAGTTGTTTCATGCAGCACAACGGAATGACGCTCGCTGGCACGGTAGTGAAATCAGCATTATCGCCGATGAGCTATCCCGGACGGATTTAGATCGTAACCAAAAACTGTTTCTTCTCCGTGCCTGGCAAGTGCTGGTAGACGACAAAGGTGGATTCGGGCGCTTTATGGGTGCCTTTGATACTTACGTCTACAACATGCAGGACCCGGATGATGACTGCGTAGCCTGGAAGCCTGAACTGGCTAGGCTGCTACAGGATGGCACTCTGTTTGATGTTGTGTTGACGGCATATCAGGAGGCCTGCCATGAGGGGAGCGTTAATTGGGAGGCTGCGGTATCTCTTTCTGAGGAAAACGTAGAGCTGAAGCGAAAACTCTACGCCGCAGAGAATCGCATAGCAGAACTGGAGGCGCGGACGGTGACGCTTCCGGCACAAAAATTTTGCCCGGGTGAATACATGGATAGCGTGCTATGGAGTGAAACAGAAGTCTGGAACCAGGCTATTTCTGAGTGTGCAAAAGCGATCCGCGCCGCTGGCATCGGTAAGGGGGAGTGAGATGAACGAGAAAATAACAACTATTGTGTATCGCGTTGGAAGCCCAGATAGCTCAGAACATCATTTCACTGAGAACAAGGAACACGCTGATATTGCTAGAAAAAACGGTTATGAAGTTTCCGAGTTTTCAATGTTAAGTGGCAACCCGATATATCAGGAGAGGAGATTCCAGTTTATCGGAAAGAGGCAGCTAGAGTACTGGGCAGATGTTGACCAAGGCACTTTCAAGTATCTACCAAAAAGCGAAAGACGAATTATCTGCATCAAAGGGGAGTAGGGATATGGCTAAGTCACCAATGAAACTCATGCTACGGGCATGGAACAAAGAACTTAAAAATCCAGAATGGTGCATGGGCTATCGTAAACACCGCAAAGCCTGTGCTCGTGATTTTGCCGGAGCCAGCATAGAAACCGATGCTGATATCCCTAACCAAGCCGAAGCAGATGACCGCCTGGCGGAAGAACTTACTTACTGGACGGACTAACCCATGACCACTATTACCAGATTCACCAACGAGCAGTTGATAGCGCACACCGAGGCACTCATTGAATCACAACGGCAGTGCATACCTGGCGCGAATGACCCTGAAAACGTACGCACCTACGAGATGGACATTGCAGTTTTGGAAAGCGCGCTGGCATCGCTTACCACTGAGCCTGTGGCCTGGACTGATGCCGACGAACTGCGTGATGCAAAGAATGGAGGCAATGGCTATCTGTTCGCTATTGGTGGTAATGCCAATAAATTCGCTGACCCGCGCCGCCAGATGATGCTCTACGCCGCCCCGCCAGCGCCGGTAGTGCCATGGGCGTGGCAGCAGTGGATTGCTGATGCAGCTGAATACCTTGAAGGTGGTCTAGAGGCCGACGGAGAGCTTGAAGCAGAAGGGAGCATTGAGGCCAAGCGACTGCTGTCACGCCGCGCCGCCATGCTTCAGGGTAGCCAACCTGTAAGTAATCGTGATGAGTTGCCGGTCATCGCCTGGTTGCGTAGCGATTACAACAGCGACGACAAACGCGACCCGAACGCTCCGCTGTTTATGCTGGGCAGCAATGACCCGTCTGAAACATGGGGCGTCGAATATCTCCCTCTGATGGTATGGGGTGGCGCTCATGCTTGATACCAATAAGCTCCAGCACATCCTGGCATACGCAAAACAGCAAAAAGAATGGGGCGTTAGACTCTGCCAAATCCCGGTTGATGATATGGTCGAAATCATGGATCAGCTACTGGCTGGCAACTCTCCGGTGATTCCGGATAGTTCGGAGGATACAAAGCGCCTTGACTGGCTTGATTACCAGAACAAAAGGCTGAATGAGTATTACGGCACGGCCTACGGTTGGAAATTTGACGCGAATTTCCAGAGGAACGCAATGATGCTCAATGACAGCAATTATCCGGTTATGACAGTTCGCCAGGCTATTGATCAGGCTATCGCATCAGCTCCGCAGCAGGAGGTAAATCGTGAATAAATCTGAACTACTTCAGAAAATTGCAGCACTTGCTTCAGAGTGCCACGCGCTAGGCTGTGAACTTGATATAGGTGACGAGCGGACAGAAGCATTCGAAATATATGAAGTCCTTCGTCGATTACAGCGTTTCGGATCTGCCAGTGAAATGTTGGCTGCAACCAACCCACTCTTGTCTCCTGGTATTTCAAATGATACGGATTGGGTCAATTTTGACGCTGATGATGAATAAACCAAGATCGAACTTTGCTGAAATTGATACCGACCACCAGCACTGATATTTGATGTTACAGCCCGGGTGCAGCCGGGCTTAGTGGAGAAACAGCCATGGCAAAGCTAATGAAGGCGAGTCAATGGGGACGCCGTGAATTTACCAATGACTCAGTTCCTGACAACCGAACTATTAGACGTTGGGTCGAGAATGGTTTACTCATGGGACGTATCGTGGACGGTTCTGTTTTTGTCTGCGAAACAGAAAAATGGGGTGTCGACTCAATGGTTAGTCAAGTAGTTCGCCAGTTAATTAATGAGGGCTGACCATGGCGGCAAGGCCAAGAAAAAAAGAATACCGACATCTGCCGGACTACCTGGTATTTGATAAAGATCGAGGTGTTTATAAATTCACACTTATTACCGGGAAGAAGAAAAATATAGGTAAGGATCGAGCCATAGCAATAGCTATCGCCAGAGAGTACAACCTGAGAATGAGACCTGAGCTTTCCCCGTCGGTTGATAATCTCATTAGAGAATCTGGTGGAGTTACTGGAGAAGCCAAACCATTTGCTGAACATGTGGATCACATAATGGAACGTGCTATTGAGGACGAGCGCCCTTCTCAGAGCACCCTGGATGACTGGAATAATGACGCACTACGCGTAAAAGAGTTTTTCGTTAATGTTCCTGCCTGCGATATCGAGTTGGAGCATGTTAACGCATACATCAATCAATACCATGCCGGCGCGTCTGCGAACGTGCAAAACAGAAAAGTCAGCTTCCTTAAAAAGCTGTTTTCGTATGCGGTCGATGAATCCCTGATGCTCGATAATCCGGCAACCCGGAAGAAAATGCGCAGGACCGAAGAGAAGAAAAGACAACGCCTGTCGCTCGATCATTTCATGGCTATCCGGCGCGCTGCAGCACCATGGTTAAGAACGGCAATGGACCTGGCTCTACAGACGACACATGCGCGCCTCGAAGTATCGAGGATCCGTTATTCAATTCGCGAACCCAAAAACGGTATATGTGGTTGTGTCTGGCTCGATCAGCCAGAGAACGGTATCTATGGAACACTATACATACACCGCCAAAAGGTACAGAAGAAGGAGGCATCGCACGTTGCGATCCCCATAGGTGATGAGTTAAAACGCATCATTGATGATAGCCGGGATAATGTGGCCAGTCCGTATGTTGTTCATCGGATCCCTGAACGACAGGTAAAACGAAGCAAAGAAGTCTCGCATCCCACGCAGATAGCCCCGGACTATTTAAGCCGGTCATTCTCTGCTGTGCGCGACAAGCTCGGGCTATGCAATCACCTTGCAATGGATGAAAGACCGACCTTCCATGAAATACGTGCTTTGGCTGCTCACCTGTTTGACAAACAAGGCATCGATCCGCAAGGACGCATGGCACACAGCGATGCAAAGTCGACGAAGATTTATACCCAGAATCATATCGATTGGGTGGTGGTCCCACATGGGGAGATCAAGGCTGGATAA